AGATAGCGTTATGTGGGGTGTATACCAACATTTACACCTTGACATGTTTCAACGCGTAGAAGAGCTGCCCGCAACCTCTGTTGCGGAGGCGCGTAGACGGGTATACGATATACCGAAGTACGCGCACCCGTACAATGTTAAATGTAGGGCACAACTCAATGCGTGGCTGAAGCGGTACCGTTTTGGAACCGATGTTTTTACTGATGATGAGCTCGAGACTATGACGAACGACAAGTTCTTCAATGATCAAGAGCGGATAGGTGCTGCGAAGCACTTACCCTATCGCACAATCCTAGTACTTCAGGAGGCGCGACGAATTATCAGTTCGGTTCTTGGCAACTATGTGGATGAAGAAATTTATCCCTATTGTCGCTTTTCGCGAAACAGTACTGTTGGTTTCGGTGGAGAAGATGTGTACCTGGATAAGAAAATCTACCCAGGCGCCCGTCTTACCGGGACTAAGGCTGAGTGTGAGTGGTTCACAGACTACTTGCAAGGAGACCCTCTTCTTCGCTCTTGCTTAGAGCATGAAGGGACTGTTAACTTCGACCTAGTCGACTCATTGAAGCAGGTGAACGTACCAAAAACTGCAGTAATCATGCGTCCTGTTCGGCCTAATACTTTAATCGGTAGTTTCCGATCCATAGGTATAGGTGAGCTGGTTAAATCAAAGCTCAAGGAGCATATGGGCATAAACTTGAACTATCTCCAATCAAAGCATCAACGGTGGGCCAAGAAGGCTAGCCGCGAAATGCGTTGGGTTACGGCTGATTTGTCTTCAGCCTCAGATAGTTTTACGCCCGCTCTTCTTAACAGGTTGTTGCCACGTAGCTTGTACAATGCCCTCAAGTTGGGTAGAACACCATACGTGGAGGTTGGGGGCCGAAAAATCTGGTCCCCGTCTTTCATGGCAATGGGAATTGGTTACACGTTCCCCGTCATGACACTATGCTTTACTGCTATCCTTAGAGCTATCCAACGTCTGAGCGGTACCAGAGGCTTGGTTTCGGTCTTCGGGGACGATTTGATCTATCCCCTAAAGATCCACCATTTAGTCTCTGGAGTCTTAAATGACATTAACTTCCGCCTTAACATGGATAAAACGTTTACCC